ATATCGAACTGGATATCAAAGCACGAATGAAGGCGAATAATGCCATTGCTGTAATATTGGAAGACCAACTGCGTGGAGAATTGGAAATTTCGCAGACCAGAATAGACTTGCGTAAGGCAGAATTGGCAATGAATGAAGAATCGATTCCTGCACAGGCAGCGTTAATTGATGCGTATGCTGAACAGGAAGACATTCTCGAAAGGATAGCAGGAATCACTTCTGAACAGAAAACCAATGCAGCAGCATTGCGAGCAGAAGAACAGGCGTTGCATGATCAAAGAAACGAAGCGTCAATGCAGGCTGAATTCTTTACATTGCAAGGTTTGTATAGTGAAGAATTCGCAAATCGGTGGCAACAGCGAATAGACCTTGAAAATGAATATCTTGAACATAGAGAGGCAATTCGTGAATTTCTGAAGGCGAATAATGAAGGTATAACTGAAGATCAGATTCAGAGCAATGTAAGGATGATTGCATTGCAGCAGGCATATGCAGCCAAGCAGATTTCATTGGCTGAACTTGAAGCGGAAAAAGTGAAGAATGCAAAAATCCTGGCAGCACAACAAACTGCGAGTGCATTGGGGCAGATTGCTTCATTCTTGGAGCAGCAAGGAGAAGAAGGTGTGGAAGCAGCCAAAGCGTTTGCAGTTGCAGAATTGGCAATCAATACGGCTGTGGCAATATCAACAGCAATTGCAAGTGCAACAGCAGCAGCAAAAGCAGGTGGACCGGCTGCACCATTCTTGCAGGTGGCTTATATTGCATCGATGGTTGGTTCCGTTGTTGCAGCAATGGTACAGGCACAGCAAATTTTAAGCAGTGTTCCTGGACCAAGTGCAGGGGCAGTATCTGCATCAGCACCATCAGCACCATCTGTTGCACCTGTCACAACCAACACAACAGAATTGGTAAATGCAGAAGCAGCACAGTTGGCACCTGTCCAAGCATTTGTTGTGGAATCGCAACTATCGGGATCACAAGAAAATATTCAACAGATACAAAACCAAGCCACATTTGGCCTAACCGGATAAACATGGAAAAAGACAAAAAGATTCCTTTGGTCTATTTGACCATCGATGACAATGATGAAAGCGGTGTGGATTTCGTCAGCTTAGTAGACGAACCTGCAATTGAACGTGATTTCATGGCGTTCAGTAAAGTCAAGGAACCATACAAATTCAGAGTAAAAGACGAAGAAAAGCGTATCATAACCGGTCCGTTCATGATTTCATCGTTGCCCATCTATCGGAGAATTGATGACAAGGAATGGTATGTTGTATTCACAGCAGAAACAATTCGAAAAATCGTCTACAAGTTTATGAAGAACGGATTGACGAAAGCTGTCAACGAGATGCATGAAACACCTGTGGATGGTGTATTCATCTTCGAATCTTGGATTGTGGATGATGTCAAAGGTGTTCCAGAAGGATTCCAAGATGTTCCGCAAGGCAGTTGGTTCGGAAGTATGCGTGTGGAGAATGATGAAATCTGGAAGAAGATCAAAGAAGAAGATGGTTATATGCTCAAAGGATTTAGCGTTGAAGGCATCTTTAGAGAAGACAAGGAAATGACAATGGACCAGGAAGTTATTGAAGCAGTCATTGATGCCATTCAGAAGTAAGTGGCACACATCAGACAAATGTCTATTTAACAAAAAAGCACAAGCATGAACATTTCAGAATTGGTGGGCAACAAATTGCCAGAGATCAAGAAGATTCTATTCGGAACAGAAGCAGAAGAAACAGTTGAAGCTGCATTCATCGATGGCAAATTAGTGGATGGCACCATTGTCCGAGTTGAACCTGCGGTTGAAGTTGGCGCATCTGTCAAAGTAATTGATGAAGCGGCCAATGAAATTGATGCACCAGATGGTGACCATGAATTGGAAGATGGCACAATTATCAGAACTGAAGGTGCCATCATTGTTGAAGTGTTGGCTCCAGAAGCTGAAGAAGAAGAGTCTGAAGAAGAAGTTGAGGCTGAAGAAAAAGAGAAGGAAGAAATGGCATCAGAAGAAGTTGATGTTGATGTTGATGTGAAGATGTCGGCCATTGCTGCTGATGTCATTGCAGCACACAACTTTGCAAGTGCTGAAGCGATTGAAGGAATCAACACCAGATTTGATGAGATGGAAAAAGCCATTGGCATGATCACAGACATCGTGGAGAAGATGGCAGCAAAACCATCTGTTGAACCAACTAAGAAGGTGAACAATCCATTTGCGAAAGCGAACAGCCAAGAAGACCTGGTGGAGAAGATGAAGAAAGTATTGAAAAAGTAATCAAGACATTAAACCTATAAAACAAAGAAATCATGGCATTTGATATTTCGGCATTAAGCCCATTCGTAAACGAGCAGCAATTTCCATTGCTGACAAAAGCATTGGCAGGTGGACGTACTGCCGAGTTGATGAGAAAACAAGTGGGAGTCAAAGGACCTAGTACAGTCAATATTATGGATGTTGATGTGAACATGGCACAAGCAGGTGCAACTTGTTCATTTGATGCTGATGGTGATGTGACATTTACACAGCGCACCATCGATGCAAAGCACGTGAAAATAAACATGGAGTTCTGTCCAAAGAAATTGGAGAACTATTACCTGTCTACTCAATTGGCACCTGGAGCAATCCAAGATTCAATGCCGTTTGAAGAAGTATTCAGCAACTACCTTGTTGAAAAGATTCAAGACGAGATTGAAAAAATCATCTGGCAAGGTGATGGTTCCGGAACATCTGGAACGAACTTGGATATGTTCGATGGTATTCTTCAGAATGCTGCATCGTTCACAGATTGCAACACAGCAGCTTACAACGGTTCAACACTATCTTCACCATTGACAGTTGCCGACATGGTTGAAGCAATTCAACGTGTTTATGCATTGTCTCCATCAGCAGCAGTTGCACAGAATGACTTCAAAATTTTCGTTGGTTTGGACAAATTTCGCCTTGCAGCGGCAGGTCTTCTCGACGGCAGCGGATTGACTTCAACAGGTGGACAGCTTGCGAACTATGCATCTGATTTCGATCCATTCAGATTAGTGTATCCAGGAACCAACATTGAAGTTATCGGTGTGAATGGATTGACCGGACTGAACGGTGTTTATGGTGCATCATTGAACAACCTTGTTCTTGGTCTTGATCTTGATACCGACACATCAGATGCAGGCTTGGAAGTGTGGTACAGCAAGGATAACAGAAGCATCCGTGTTGCCTGCGAGTTCATCATGGGAACACAAGTTGCATTCCCTGATCAAGTTGGTAAAGTAGCAGTTTAATCTGCATTGAATTGATTCAAAGGTGGTGGCAGCAATGCCATCACCATCACTTAAAAAACAATTAGCTAATGAGCTGCCCGTTAACACAAAATTTTGCATTGCCTTGTAGGGATAGTGTAGGTGGAATTTCCAAGTTATACATTGCAAGTTTGGCTGATTACGAATCATTGGATGAAACAGTAAGCGGTGGAGACATCACAGCGTTTGCATCTGCATCACAGGTATTCTATTCATATGAGCAACTGAAGGAAACTTCAGCAGTAACGGAAACCATCACGGCATCCATTCAGAATGGCACCGTTTACTATGCGCCAGAAGTAACTGTTGTTCTTCCAAAGTTGGCCACAGCGACACGTGACGAAATCAAGCTTTTGGCGCAGAATCGTGTTGTGATTATGTACACAACCAATGACGAAACACCAAACACGTTTGTTGTTGGAAGGTCAAATGGTCTTGAAATCACAGCCGGAACAGCAGCAACAGGAACAGCATTCGGTGATTTGCAAGGATATACATTGACATTCTCTGGAATGGAACCTGCAATGTCCTTGAAGTTAACACCTGCAACAGGAACTGTTGAAGACATGATTGCAAGCGTAAGCAACTAAGAACTTTCTTTTCTCTCTCTCTGTGTGAAGGGTGTGGCGTTTCTGCTGCACCTTTCTGCGTTTTGGCACAATCTGAACCATTTGCTATTTAAAGAAAAGCACAACAACAATGGCAAGCACAGTTACTCCAAGCACGGCAACAATCACTATTTCAGAAGGTCTGACATTAGGTGGCGTTGATCGTGGCGGTTCACATACACGAACGATTGAAAACATTGCAGAAGCTGACAGGCGTGTGATGACAATTGATTCTTCCAATGAAATTGATTTGATAGAATTGAACAGCGACAATGGTCAAGGCAAGTTCATCCGTTCATCAATTCGCTACATCCGCATAACCAACCTGGACAACACCAATTTTATCCGTGTTCGGTTCAAGAAAAGTGGAGCAGAAACAGCTGATGTGAAAGTTGATGCAGGTGCCACATTCATGCTATCATCTGGCAGCATGGATGCAGACACAGGTGCAGGTGCATTTAGCGCATTCGTTGACATCGACAACATCAGCGCACAAGCGGACACAGCAGATGTTGATATCGAATACGTAGTGCTTGCGGTGTGATAAACATCGAACGAAATAGCACCAATGAAGTGGCTGTGACGTTGAATGAATACGGCACAGCAACATACTATCTGTTTGAATTGAAATCAGACACAACAGAAGGTGTGCAATATTGCGTTGCACAGGATTCATCTGCATTTCCGAACAGATTCAACAAGTTTGAAATCACGGAAGTTGGTTCTGGAACACCAACACCAACAGCAGGTGAAGTGAAGTTAGGCAATGATGGCCAATGGCGTTACTACATTTATGCCAACAGTTCATCGTCAAATCTTGATCCAACAGGTTTGGAGTTGTTGGAACAGGGAATTGTGAAGGTCATCGGCACACCTGCACCATCTGAAGTGTACACAGGTGGCAACCAAACTTATACAGTTTATGGCGAATAGTCTAAGCATATTGAACTTTGAAGCCAATGTTGTTCCGGAATTTAAGGAACAGCGTGGCAAGGATTGGATTCTGTATGGCTCCGAAGGTGACTACAAAAATCGTTATCCTGACTTCCTGTTGGAACTTTACAGGAACAGCGCAAAGCATCATGCCATAATCAACAGTAAACGTGATTACATCTGTGGCCGTGGATGGTCTATTGACACGGATGGAATGACAACTGTGATGAAGGCCAAGATGGAGCAGTTCGTGAAGCATCCAAATCAATATGAATCCTTGGATGATATCTTGGTGAAAGTTGCACATGACCTGGAATTGTATGGCGGCTATGCTCTCGAAGTTATCTACGACAGCATCGGTGAAAAGATAGCAGCCATCTATCATGCTGACTTCGCAAAGTATCGTGTATCTGATGATGGCTATTGTTATTACTATTCTGATGATTGGAGTAAATATAACCCAGAAGTTGAAAAGATAGAAGCTTTTAACTGGAAGGAGCCAGGTGGCAAGCAGTTGCTTTATGTCAAATCCTATCAACCGAACTGCCAATATTATCCTTTGCCATCATACTTGGGTGCCATCAATTACATTGACCTGGACAGAAAGGTAAGTGACTATTTCAACAAGGGCATTTCCAATGGTTTCATGGCCGGGACCTTGATCAACTTCAATTCTGGCATCCCGACAGAAACCGAGCAAGCGGAAATTGAAAGAATGGTCAAGGCCAAGTTCACAGGCACAGACAATGCCAACAGCATTCTTCTGAACTTTTCCGATTCGCGCGACCGGTCTGCTGAAATTCAGCAATTGAACAGCAATGACTTTGACAAGCGTTTTGACCTATTGAACAAAACAATACAACAGGAATTGTATGCAGGTCATCAGATAAGTGACCCTGCATTGTTCGGAATAAAGGAAGAAGGAATCTTCAGCAGCAGGAACCAATTGGTTGACAGCTTTGAATTATTTCAGAACACCTATGTCAATGCAAGGCAGCAGTTCATTGAGCGCACATTCAATGACCTGGCCGCATTGCAAGGATTAGAAGGAAGGCTGACCATATCCGACACGGAGCCAATAAGCGTTCAATTTTCCGAAAGCACCATCATCAGCGTGATGACTGAAGATGAAATCCGCGAAGCAGTTGGATTGTCAGCTGTTGAGAAGGAAGAAGGCGCAGAATCTGTTGACAGCAAAACCAAGGATGCACAAGCTGCATTGAAAGGAAGTGTTGGTGGCGTTAGCGGAATCATAACACTTCTTCAGAACGTGAAGGAAGGTGTTGTTGAAGCTAATTCTGCCATTGCAATCTTGGTTGAATTGTACGGATTCGAACCTGCGAAAGCAGCAGCAACCATCAATGGTGAACCATTGCCAGAAGTGTCTGCATTCAATTCACAACACATCTGCTGCAAATCATCTGACAGCAAAGAAGATGATGACCGTGTTCTTGAATATCTTCGAAACACAGGCAGCTTTGACCATAAAGTTGTAGCTGACCGAAGATTCCAATTTGATTCATTTGAGACTGCACACATTCGTGAAGCAGAATGTCTGAAGTATTGGTTCAGCGAAATTGGACCAATTGAATCAGCAATCCTGGACATCTTGGTCAAAGAACCAAGCACACCATTCCTTGCAATTGCCAGAAGTTTGCAGATCACCAATGAAAGGCTGATGGCGGCAATCCAGACATTGAATGAAGCCAATGCCATCAACATCATCATCAAGGAAATTGCAGGCAGCACACAACGTGTTGTGGATGTAACTGATGAAGGCAAGCGGATAATCGAAGACATCGAACCTGTGGAAGAAGAATTTGGAATCGGATACGTTTATGACCTACGGCCAGAATTGAAGCAGAAAGGTGAAGCATTGACCATTCCAACATCACGTGATTTTTGCGTCGATTTACTACGTGAAAGCAGACCATCAGATTGGCGTTCAGATGAAGTGCAGGAAATTGGTCCGAATTACACAGGTAAAGTGTGGACATTGGAAGAAATACAAAGGTTGGGAATGCAGGAAGGCCGAAATGTCTGGAATCGCGGTGGCGGATGGTGGGGCAAATCAATCCATTGCAGACACGAATGGAGGCAAGTTCTAATTACTAAGCAAGCGAACTGATGGCAACACCTGTTTTATTCATATCGGAAAGCTATCTGAAGGACAGTACATTACTGCACGAGAATATCGATTTCAAATATCTGCGGCCTGTCATCATCATGTGCCAGGACATCTATGTGCAGCCAAAATTGGGCAGTACATTGTACGATGAAATCAAGACACAGATCATCAACAGCACATTGACTGTTGCAAATCAGACATTGTTGGATGACTACATTCAGCCATGTCTTAGATATTGGATTGAATCTGAGGCACCAACAGCCATTTCATATAAGTTCTTGAATAAAGGCTTGATGCAGCAGTCTTCAGAGAATGCAAGCACATCATCGTTGGATGAAATCAACTTCATCAGTCAGAAGTACAGGGACAAAGCTGAATGGTACACGGAAAGGTTGGTGCGATTCCTGTGCGAAAATGCATCAGACTATCCGGCATATCAATCACCAGATTCTGGTCTGGACGTTATTCTTCCAGAGAAGGATGTCTACAGCACAGGCATCTTCCTTGGGAACAGGTACAAGGTCAGAAGTTTGCAGGATAAATACAGAGATGGTTACATAGATTACTGATGGCGAAAGGAATCAACAAAAAGAATTTAGAAAAGCTGAAGAAGTTTGTATACTCTGAACAACATATTCGAAATGATCGAAGCACAGGCCAACAGCCATCTGCAAATAAGGCAGTACGGCCAAGGTGATGTGTGGGAACTTCAGCCAGAAGAATTGGACTACGTTGTTCTGTGGGCGATTGAACAAGGTGCATCTGTTACTGAAAGGACATTGACCTATGACATCAGACTGATTTGCATGGACCGTGTACTTCCAGGTGAAGAGAATGAACACGAAGTTATGTCAGACACGATATTGATTCTGATGGATTTCGTGGCCTACTTCAGACAGTTGCACTCGGAACAGTTGAGCATCCAAACATCGGTTCAGTTCGAACCATTCACAGAAAGATTCACAGACAAGGTTAGCGGACATTCATGTGTGCTGTCAATTACACAGCCATTTGCCTATGATCGTTGCCAGATACCAACAAGCTAAAATTTAAAAAATGACCGAATCACAGAAATTAATCGGAACACGAGGATGCAAATTGCTGACCGGCACAGGCGCATTCACATCGCTGAAAGGCTATTCAATCATAGTGCAGGAAGACACGGTGTTCACTACTTTTGAAGTTAGTGGCGTTGATGCCCTTGCAGACTTTGGATTGACCGGCGCGACAGTAAAGGCAGGCGCATACATTGTGGTGCCTGCAAGTGATGCCATCACAGCCATCACCATGTCAAGTGGAAGCGTTATCATTTACAATCAGTAAGCTATGCCATCAATTCTAACAAGACCAAGTGGAGGCGGAGGAGCAGGAGGCGGTTCTGTTTCCGTTGTCGTTTCAGATGCATCACCAAGCATAGGCGATACGATTACAATAACAGGAACTGCAAGCGGTTTCACGCCTGACAGTTATCTGTTCTTTGCGTATGATGACACAACGAACGAACTTGTTTTCGTTGCAGAACAGGCATCGAACAGCTTTAATTGGACAATTCCTTCGATTGAAGTTGGCAATTACGCTATTTATGTTCTTGGAGTTGAGAATGGAACACCAGATGTAACGTCATTTGGCACTGTTGACATTTCTCTTTCAAGTTCATTCCTGCTTGACACAGCCGAAGGAACGGGAGCAAACTTTGCATTTTCATTTTTCCGATTACGTGGAGGATACACGGGTGCGGCAGCATTGATAAGAAGGTCAAGCGATAACCTACAGAAATCATTCTTTTTCGATTCGAATAATGTTTTAAGCCTTTCGAGCGAAGATGGTAGTGGCACTAATTTAGGTGATTGGATAACAACAGATGACGGCTACCTTGTAACAGGTTATTCACAAGATACGGCAGGTGTAACATTTACGGCAGCTAATGCGGCTAATCAGCATCGTATAATTATTGGTGGTGCTATGGTTGACCTTAATAATGCTACTGCAATGGTCGGCACTTCTGGCGATTATATCATTAGCACTTCATTGACGGTAAATTCCGTTTTCATCGTTGCTAAAAATGATGCGTATAGTTCAATTAGCTACGTATTAGGCGGTAATAATCAAGGTTGCTACTGGGGTGGCACGTTTTCAGGTGTTACGGGAATTGGCATGAGTGATTCAGTCACAGGTGTCGTAACGACTATTGAAGATCTTAACCCACATTTTGCATCTTTTTTGGCGGACACAGGTATATATGTTGATGGTGCTTTAATTACTTCTGGAACGATAAATGACCCTGTGGTCACGCGAGTTGGAACAAGAGCAGATGCGCCTACATCTTCTTACATGAAGGGGAAGATAGCGTGTATCGTAACATACCCAACCGATAAGACCGCAGACCGCGCAGCAATCGAAGCCAACATTGACAGCAACTTTACACCAAGTTTACTACCATGATGCTACTACCATTCGAAACAAAAGAACAAGCAGACGAACGCAACAGGTTTGAGGCGTTCAAACGTGGATGCCAGCCGCCTACCATCTATTGGTGGTCAAACCCTATTGAGTACAACGGACAATGGTGTTTAGATGTGCTTGATGGTGATGGGCTTTCACAGGAAGAACTGAGCAGATGTATAATAGTTGAAGAACCATAACGTATGGACGCAATTTTAGAATCACTTGCCAACTACGGCATTGCAGGAATATTTCTTGCGGTGTTGGTGTACTACCTGAACAAGCTGACCGACATCCACCGAGAAGAACGGAAGGAATGGCAGGACGCTAACAACCAACACGTTGACAAGTTCAGCGATGTGATTGCGGAGAACACGAAGGCGTTGACTGAAATGCGTTCAGAACTTAAAGAGAACCGTTGCAAGATGTAGGTGAATGGTGTGCATGGCGGCCAATCAGATGCGAATGTTTAGATGGACATTGCAATGGAAAAAGAAAAGAAAACAACAAGAAAAAGCGCAGCAAACCAAGCAGCGGAAGTGATCAAGAAGTTTGAAGGTTTTGAACCTGCACCATATCTGTGTCCTGCAAATGTTCCAACAATCGGATAGCATCAAGGTGTCAATGGATGACGATGCAATTGATAAGCAAAGAGACTAAAAAGAAAGACATATATGAATTGGAATGATTACCCAAACTTCAGCAAGGAAGAGTTTGACTGCAAGCACACACGTAAGAATGAAATGAAGCCCGAGTTCATGCAGAAGTTGCAAGAACTTAGAAATGCTTACGGAAAGCCAATGTCAATAAGCTCTGGGTTTAGAGATAAGACACATCCAATAGAGGCTAAAAAGAAAAGACCAGGAGCGCACTACTCTGGAATGGCAGCTGATGTCAGAGTTGATAGAGGAGATGCATACGAATTACTGAAGATTGCTCTTGAAATCGGATTCACAGGAATAGGCATACAGCAGAAGGGTTCTGGACGTTTCATCCACCTGGACACAATACCAAATGGTCACGAAGGGTTCGTAAGACCAACAATTTGGAGTTACTAAAATGACCGACCTACAAATCCATCTTTTTAAAACACACTTCCCATATTTGGTTTGTTTCCTTTTGGGTGTACTTGTAGCATGGAAAGGCTGTGGAACAGGTGCCAAGGTCATCACAGAGACAATTGAAATTGAAAAGCCAATCTATCGCACCGAATACGTTGACCGATGGAAAACCGACACAGTTCGATTTGTGGAACGTGTAACTGTCACAGATACGATCACCAACACCATCATCCATGAACGTGAAGTGTTGAAAGTTGACACAGTCAAAATCATTCAAGCATGGCTGACAGAAGTGAATTGCTATGACACAACCATCACATTGGCAGATGGCAACTTGCAAGCAACTTGGTTCAATTATCAGAATGTAACTGAAGAAGCAGCATTCACATACACATCAAATGTCCAGAAGGCACCAATGTACAGCATTGGACTTCATGCATCCATCGAAGCACAGACTGATTTCAGCGAAAAAGCAACACCATTGTTTGGTGTCGGCATTCACGGTGACATCCGAAAGTTGTATCTTACGGCAAATTACAAGTTCAATGGTGATCATTATGTTGGCATTACCGTTGGCCGTAAATTATGGCAGAGATGAGTGGAAACTATTACTATCACACGGATGCAGACATCCGCAAGCAGATAGATGAACTTCTTCATCAAAATGCGTTGATACAATGCAACTTAGGTATTGAAAGCACCAAGGAAGAAAGGGCAGAAGCGAAAAGGCAATGGATGGAATTGGCTGTGAAGATTCGCGAAATCGACCCAAAATTCTACCGTGAACGTATAATGGCGCAACATCAATGAACAGGTCAAGTATAAAGGGCGAAATAGTCCAAGAATACCTAAAACATTGGTCACATCTGCCATCATTATCATTGGCCAGGCTGATATACAAAAGGAACAAATCGGCATTTATCGATGTGGAGAATGTCAGAACCATCATCCGTTATTATCGCGGTCAAAAAGGTGATTCAGACAGGGCGCGAATCAAGAACAAGGAACACATGACAGACGAGAAAGCACAACAAGCGAAAGCATTGGGAATTGCCAATCCATTTGGTCTTCCAGAAAGTGACGAATCAGAATGGGAACCATTCGTATTACCGAAAGCTGCCACAAGAATCCTGCTGCTGTCAGACATTCATGTGCCATATCACAACATCGATGCCATTACCAAAGCAATTGAATATGGCAAGCAAGAAAAGGTGAATGCGATTGTGTTCAATGGTGACACGGTGGATTGCTATGCATTGAGCAGATACGAACGTGACCCAAGAAAAAGGTCATTCGCTGAAGAATTGGAAGCAACACGGCAACTGCTGAAGGTGTTCCGGAAGGAATTTGATGGTGTTCCGTTCTATTTCAAATTGGGAAACCATGAAGAAAGATATGAAGCGTATCTTCGAACCAAGGCACCGGAATTGATTGGGACATCAGATTTCACAATGGACCAACTGCTACGATTCGGTGAACTTGGATGTGAATTGATTCAAGACAAGCGAATCATAAAAGCAGGCAAGCTGTCCATCATGCATGGACACGAATTTGGAAGGTCGGTATTTTCACCGGTTAATCCTGCACGTGGCTACTACATGAGAGCAAAGGCAAGCGTTATCTGTGGTCATAATCATCAAACATCAGAACATTCAGAAAGCAATCTGGATGGCAAGGTTGTGACAACATGGTCAACAGGATGCCTGTGTGAATTGCATCCAGGTTACATGCCGGTAAACAAATGGAATCATGGTTTTTCAATCATTCGTGTTGATGACAATGGTGATTTCGAAGTTGACAACCTGCGAATCATCAAGGGCAAAGTAAGATGATGCAGATCATAATCAATCTGCTGATCATTGCAATGGTCCTGCTGTTCATTGTCATCTTCTGGCTCATGGTCACAGCTTATGTTCTGTGGAAAATCAGCGAAAGGAACAAGGCCATTCAAGATGAAATGTCTGCTTATCACAACACCTTGGTCAATACAGAAGAAATGTATCTTCAGATAGTCAGCAGACAGTCAGATGATGACCAGACATGGATGTCTGTTAATTAGTCGTTAAAATTATTGGGTTGATTATCAGCGCGTTAGCGTTAACGTGTGAAATTTCCTGTGCTTTTGTTTGGAAGTTATTAACGTGTTTTTATACATTTACACCATAATCTTAAAAACACAGAGAAATGGCAAGAATAGTAAACTGCGTAAGCACAGAAGAACAGGCTATCTTCATTTTGAAGGAGCATGGATTTCAATTAATCAACGACAATTCACAATGCAGATGTGAATGCGGCCAGACACAGGCAGTTGTTGGTTATTCAGAGCATCACGAACAAGTTGCATTGGTTGGCGTTTGCGAATCATGTGGCGATGATGATGCTTGGCACGAAGATGTAATCAATAAGTAATCACCATAAAATCACAGAGAAGATGAAAAACACATCGTTAATTGAATGCTACACGGCAGATACAACTTACCTGTCTGATGAAGCAAAGATGATCGTCCTGGACATCATCACACGTATTGACGCTATTGACCAGATGGGAAAGGTCAATGTGCTGATCTACGCAGACAGTCAGATGGTCGTTGAACGTCACATCCTTGGAGAAGTGACCAGATGGTTGGCCATGTGGGATCCAAGCTATGACCATCACGAAGGTGTTCATACACCAACAGACACATTGCCATTCTATTGGATGGCATTTACTTCAGAGTATGCAATGCTTACGTTGAAGACAAAATCCGAAATCACTAATCAATAATCAATATTCTCATGAAAACAACAGAGAGAGAAACAATGAAAAAGTTGGCCGCGGAGAATGGCCTAACGGCTGACCATTTCTTCAAATCGCCACAAGGTTTTGTTATCATTACAAGGCAAGGCATTGAGCGCATACAGCAACACCGTGGCATCCGTGTCCGTTATGAAATGGTACACATGACTGATGATTGCAAGCACGTGGTCATTAAGGCTATCGGTGAAATGGCAGGACCAGATGGTCACACCATAACCGTTGAAACATACGGAGAATCGGCACCAGATAACACACGGCAAAAATATCCTGTAGCAATGGCCGAAAAGCGTTCGCTGTCACGTGTATGTTTGAAGCTGTCCGGATTCTATCAGCACAACGTCTATGGACAGGATGAAAGTGATGATTTCTCACCAAACAAAACCAAGTAATCATGGACATCTTCGAAGAAAACAACGAATTGCAGAGAACTGAAGAATGGTTCGCGCAAAGATTGGGCAAGTTCACAGCATCACGTTTTGGTGATCTGATGACATCTGGACGTTCAAAGTCAGACATCTTTGGGCAAACAGCCATCAGCTACATCATGGAAGTGGCAGCGGAAAAGCTGACAGGCCAACGAGTGCAGATATTTGGTGCCGCATTAGATCACGGCAATGAATACGAATCCGTGGCCAAAGCAGAATACGAAAAGCGGACAGGATGCGAAGTTGAAGAACTTGGGTTCTGCGAGATTTCAGACTATTCCGGAGGCTCTCCAGATGGCAAAGTTGTTGGCAACGACAAGTTGATTGAAATCAAGTGTCCTTTTAATACGGCCAATCATCTGAAGAATGTCATCAACCAGGACATTGACAAGAAGTATCTGTGGCAGATGCAGGGTTGTATGTTGGCCACAGGTGCCACATCATGTGACTTCATTAGTTTTGATCCAAGGATTGATAATGAAGCATTCAGAATGGTCATCATCAATGTTCCTGCAGATGTTGAAATGCAGCAGAAATTGGTTGAAAGGTTGGCGTTGGCGAAGGATTATTTAGACCAAATCTTGAAGCCATGAAGATCACACTATCACCGAGAGAATTAGCAATGTGTGACATGATCGCATCCATGCGATTCTGGCAAGGCTGTGGCACCGATTCAACCATCATTGACAAACGGAAGGCAAGCAGACTTGGATTCACAGCTGAATACGCGTTCAGCAAGCAATTCAATCTGCACATGGATATCATCAGCAACTTGGAAAAGGATTCGTTCGATTTCATCAGCAGCAATGGCGCGACAATTGACATCAAGGCAACTGACCGAACTGATGGCAATTTGGTTGTTCCAAAGCTGATGCATGATGTTTATGTTCTGGCCATAGTTGATGGTAATACAGTTGACCTTGTCGGCTATGCAACTAAGGAAATGATTGAAAAAGCAGGCAAGAAAGACCTTGGAAATGGTCCTGTCTGGTTCGTTGACCGTAAAGACTTGAAGAGATGGTGAATGCTAACGACAAGGGCAAACGATTTGAGCGCAAAGTTGCAAAGCTACTGAATGAACGATTCGGCACCAATGTCCGAAGAACACCAATGTCAGGCGGTATGACAATCAAAGGTGACATCATTGACCTTGATGGACCATTGGCACAGTTCAGCTTTGAATGCAAGAACCAGGAAAAGCTGAACATTTGGTCAGCGTTGAAACAATCACAGGATGATGCGGCCATTGATGGCCGCACACCTGTTGTTGTGTTCACCAAGAACCATCAGCCAGATTATGTGGCAATGAAGTTTGAAGATTGGCTGGACATTATTGAGAGAATTAACCTTTAAAAAACAGAGAAGTGAAGACAGAATTATCAGAAATAGAAAAGCAAAGTATTGAGAAGTTGGTGGAAGTTTACCGGCAAGAATTGACTGATCAGGTCATCAATGCGCCAATAGTCAACGGACAGGCCGTGAATGTGGAGAACATCACCAATGCTGTGCTGCATTACTACGGAGTTACGAGAAATTCGTTATACAGCAAAGATAGGAGGGCGCACATCGTGAAGGCCAGGGCAGTTGTCTTCTGGTTATTGCGACAACCAGAAATGGAGACAGGTTTATCCATCACACGTATAGCAGAAATGTCATTCATGAACCATGCATCCATCATTCACAACATCAAGCGAATTGACAATGAACTGTTTTTTGAAGACAAGTATACAGTTGCCGAACTGACAGAGATCCTGCGTTCCCTTGGATTCCGATTCTATAAGCAAGGCAATAAATTCATCATAAAATGAGAGACAGTTTTATATTTTACAGGTCATTCTTCGAAGCTGCTGAAGACCTGTGTCCAGAGGAGAAATGTGCCATGTATGATGCCATTTGTGACTATGCTTTAAACTTCGTGGAACCATCATTGGAAGGCACACCAAAGTTGGCATTTCGGCTGATCAAGCCACAATTGGATGCAAATATTGCCAGATTCAACAATGGCCAAAAAGGTGGCCGTCCAAGTTCAAAAAAAACCAAACCGAAACCTAAACAAAACCTAACCAAAACCAAAGTAAAACCTAACCAAAACCAAACCGAAACCAAACACAAACCATTGACAGACTTAGGTTATACAAGTGAAAAACCTAATGTAAATGGTAATGTAAATGTAAATGGTAATGATAATGAGAATGTCAATGTTGTTGGCGCACCATCAATTGATCAGGTAAGAGAATGGATGTATCATTGCGGATGCAGGAACCAGGAAGAAGCTGACAAGTTCTGGTATTACTACGAAAGCAAAGGTTGGATGGTGGGGCAGGTTCCGATGGCCAATTGGAAGGCAGCGGTACTGTCCTGGATAAAACGGGCCAAGGAGAAAGGTGACGATGTCAATGGATTCAAGTTTGACTTCGAAGTTGAACAACCAAAGCTGAACGGATGAAGCGGATATGGACAGAAGAAGAGATGCAGACAATGGTGGAATTGTATGCAAACACCAAGACTGATGACATCTGCAAGATGCTGAACAGGTCCAGGTCATCAGTTTATGGAATGGCTGATAAACTCAACTTGAAAAAATCAGCTCAATATCTGAAGGACCATGTGCATGTGATGGATGCAGACCTTGGAAAGGCAACAAGATTTCAGAAAGGTCAGCGATCATGGAATAAGGGGAAGAAGATGTCTTCATCAGTTTACCAGAAGGCGAAAAGGACAATGTTCAAGAAAGGACAATTGCCACATAATACATTGCATGATGGAATTATTCGGACCAGGACAGATAAGAACGGAACCAAGCGTCCGTGGATACGTGTGTCATTGGGCAAATGGGTGGAAATGAAAAACCATGTTTGGCAGCAGCACAATGGCGATATTCCAAAAGGTTACTGCATTGCAGTCAAAGATGGAAATCCATTTAATTATTCAATTGACAACTTAGAATGTATCAGCAAGGCTGACAACATGAAAAGGAACACAATCCACAACTATCCAGAAGAAATAAAAACAACAATTCGTATATTAACCAAGCTAAAAAAACAGACGAGAGATGGCGAAAAACAAAATGAATGATTTGAGAAATCACCTATTCCTGGCATTGGAAAAACTGCACGATGGTGATATGGACAACGCAACAGCCAAGAGTATTGCAGATGTCAGCAAGGAAATAATTGATTCCGCAAAATTGGAATTTCAGATGGTCCGTGATTTGGGTGGAAGGACATCACAATTCTTTGAAGGAATGGGTGTTCCTTATCAAATCGGAGAAATGAACGAAGGCAGATCATTGAACGAGAAAAATCAATTGCAATGATTCAACAAGCAACAATTCACAAATTGCCTTTATTGGTCGGCTGCAAACAATTCGATAGATCACCAGACGGTCAGATGCTGATGGACATCATTGCAAGATTCGTTGATGCTGAATTTCCGCACATTGATGACTTTAAATTGGTCACAGCATTTCAGAAGGCTGCATCTGGCAGTCTATCTTTGAACAACAAACCATTGACATTGTCAACCTATGGTCAGCAATTGTCACCAAAGGTAGTTGGCGAAGTTCTGCGAGCATTTCAGCAAACTGAACGAACCAAAGCATCACAGCCAAAATTTCAACCTAAACAATTGGAAGCAGCAAGTGATCCTATTGATGCACCATTCATGTATCATTGGACCATCAACTACATCCAGGAACATGGCAGATTACCAGAATTTCCAATGTGGGGACTGTTGTATCAATATCTACTTGAAAGGAATGAAGTGAAGGCATTGCCGAACGAAAAGCCACAAGGTAGATTTGCATTGATGCAGGATGATAACCGTTATGAACAAACTGTGACCAGATGGTTCCGTTCAAATGGTATTGTTTGATGGGTATTCAGATAAGAAACATGGACTGCATGGAGGCGATGAAAGACATGCCTGATAATGCGTACGACTTAGCTATTGTAGACCCGCCTTATGGGATTGATGTAACAAAAATGACACTTGGAAACGGTAAGAAAAAAATTAACAGAGGCACAACAGATTGGGATAGCAATATACCAAATGCTGATTATTTTAGGGAATTGCTTAGGGTAAGCACAAATCAAATAGTTTGGGGTGCTAATTATATGACTACATTTTTACCGCCAAGTATGGGTTGGGTTTTTTGGATAAAGGTACAGG